ATAAAATTATAAGTTATTTATGTCGTAATTATGTTGCCAAAGCAGAAGAGGATTCAAAATTAAGTGATCCTATGTTTTGGGTTAATAATATTAACAAATTGGAGGGTAAATAATGAGCAATATATCACTATTTTGTAAGAAAGAAGATGTTGAAAAAGACTTGGTAAAGTTAAAAAGAATGGATCAATACGATTTTGTGACTATTGAATTCTTAATAGAATTATTGGAAGAGGCTTTAGATGAATATAGCGAGGAGGAAACTGAAAATGACTAAATTTATCTTCACCCCCGAATCCGATAAAATGGAGTTTGGCAACAAGGTTTATATGCACGCCAAAGAGTTAATGAAGAAAGGCAAAGAATTTCAGGTTGAATTTAAACCGTTCGTTAAATCGAAATCTTACGACCAGCTTAAAGGAATTCATAAGCTTTGTGAGATTTACGGCAATTACATGTCGGAAAGCTTGGGAATTAAAGTTAGCGATGAAAATGCTAAAGAAAGACTAAAATATAATATTAATTATACTCGATTGGCTAATGCTGACGAGGCTTTAGCAGAAGCGTTAAGAATTCGGAGAGAAAAGGAATTAGAGGGCAAAAATATGACGATTAAAGAAATAAAATCTTTAGTCGAAGGTTTACAAGAACATTTTCGAGTCCCAGCTTCATTTAAAGATGCGACTCTTGAACAAATGCAAGAGTTAATCGAAAAAGTTCATGAATTGGGACGAGAAAGAGGTTGGCATAACTTGATTTTAACGAATCAGGAAATGCAAGAAATGGTTAATTATTACGAACAAAAATAATTTGATTATCAAATTTAATTGTTTTTAAGAAACAAACAATTTTGTTAATCAACTAGAATAACAACAAAAGGAGTAAAATATGGAAAATTTACAAAATTTATCGCAAGCCGAAAAAAGAAAGTGGCTTGTAAAAAAAATGAAAGATAAATGGCATTTAGACGAGGAAGATATTATAGATGGAGATTGCGAAGATAATGCAATAGTATGTGGCAATGCAAATATTAAATTTATCGATATTTTTAAAACTATCAATCAATTAGATTGGGTAGGATTTATAATAGGCGACATGGAGATTTTTATCGATGTAAAGATTGCTAGAAATTGCATAGATGGAGGGAGTTATTTACCAACGCCCGACGAGTTTAGTATTCTCCGTGGAATAATTAGAATTTGGTATGATTAAAATTTATAAATAAAATATGAGCAATTATAAAAAAAAAGGTAGCAAATATAAAAATATTAAAACCGCAGATGGTTTTGATAGTAAAAAAGAGCGTAAACGATATTTAGAACTTGAATTATTACAGAAAGCGGGTGTTATAAAATGTTTAGCAAAACAAGCTTCATTTGAGCTTGTAGAAACATTTAAAGATAAGCAAGGTAACACAGAAAGGGGAATTAAATATATAGCTGATTTTGTTTACTATGATAATGAAAGAAAATCTCTTGTGATCGAAGATGTCAAATCTCCATTTACTAGAAAATTACCAGCTTATGTAATTAAGCGTAAATTGGTAAAACAAAAATATCCTGATTATTTATTTTTAGAGGTTTAAATGTTAATATTAGAATTATTATTACTTATTTTATATGGTATAGGATTTTGTTTCTTTATGTGTAATTGCGAAATAACTAACAAATTTGGTCTAGTTGGAGCGGTTTTAATGCTTATCTGTGCGGTTTTGCAACTTTTATTCGTTTTATTTAATTATGTTATTTAATTATGTTATTTATTTTAGTTTTTATTTTTCTCTTATTTAACAGCTTAATGTATAATAAATACTCACATTTTCCTTGGAAAGAAAACACAAAAAAAACTGATTATGCTTTCAGTTGTGCAATTTGCATGAATATTTTTATTTATTTAATTTTTTATAGTTAATTGCACCAGCTTTTTTTCTTTTCGCCATAATAAGCCCTACCAAGCTCGTTTTTAATCAGCTCTTGAGCTAAATCGATATTGTTGATAAAGACTTTGGCAACTATTCGACCGCCGTATTTGTCCCACTTGATTTCGGTAAAAGTAATTTTTTGATTATTCTTTTGAGCATTCTCAATTGCTTTTTTTGTAAATATTGTAGCTTTTTGTCCTAGAGCATTTTCTTTTTCACATTTAGCGTGCGGGGCTTTTTCAGGAGTATCAACGCCTTTGGCTCTTACGAAAAGCTTTAACTCCTCTGGCAAGAATTGATTATCAATCTCTAAACTATCGCCATCCAGCGTTCTAAGCACTTTCCATTCGTAAACTTCCGCCTGTGCAGTTGAGGTAAATAAGAATAGGATTAAGAATATTAGCATGATTTATATTTGGTTATTAGTTTATAATTTTCTTCTTGATTCTCATCATCAATTTCTAAAATAAATTCTTCTTTATCAACAATTTCATAAAGTTTTTCTAAAGCTTTGACAGATTGGCTTCCATACCAATCATAGACTATTCCCGCTTTTGAAAAATTTTGAATTATTGTAGTTGCTGGTAAAATGCAACCTTGCGAATTATCAATTGAGTTTCCGCCGTGTAATCTTACTCCTTTCCTTCCTTTTGTGTTTTTAACTAAATATAATTTAGTTTTGAAGCGGTTAGAAAGTGTCATTATACATTGATAAACGTCGGCTAAAATACAACTAGATTCGTTTTTGTTGGTAGCCAAATTATCTGAATTGTTTTCTTTGTTTTCGTAAAATCTGGCTGGCTCAATAGTGTAAAGCAAAGGAGGGAAATTTGGTTTTAATGGATCAATTATAGCTCCAAGCGTAGTGCCGTATTTAAAAACTTTACCCTCTTTTTTTACTTCGGAATAATTACCGTTATTGCAATAATATCTTTTAAGAATCAATTTTTTCATGACAATTATTATTTTTTAAACATTTATAAAAAATCAACATTTGTTCAGCCCAAGTTTTGAAACGAACAGGTGTTGATGCTATTCTTTTTTGCTCTTCTTTACTAAAAGTATTACGCCTAGGATAATCAGGAAGCGTGTTGATATATTCTTGTAGTTGTTCTTGTGATAAACTTTTACTCAAGCGCTTTGAGCAGGAAGTCATCATCAAAATTACCGTCAATATTATAGTCAATTTTTTTAGCATTTTTAGCTTTATTAAGAGTTGTTTTTAATTCTTGGATTTTTTCTTGGTGAAATTCTTTAGTTTCTTCTTCAATTTTTTCATACTCTTTAACTTTGTTTTGAGCTTCAAAATAATTATTAACAAAGCCAAGAATAAATAAAAACAAAATTACTCCAATAACTCCGATTGCAAAGTTTTTGGATTTAAGAATTAAGGGTAAAATAAAACTAAACATTATTTTTTTAATAATCCAGTTAATAAATTAATGTTTCCTAAGCCTATAATCGCAAAGAAACCACTTCCAGCATAAAATAGGAACTTTCCTAAATTGTCAAATGTTTCTTGCTTTACTGGCGTATAATAAATATCAATGCCAATAAAAATCGGGTAATGTAAAAAAGCAAATAAATAAATGATTGCGTAAACTTTTGCTCCGCTTTCTTTACTTAACATATTTCTCCATTTTTTGAATTAATTCCATGTTTGATTTTACTAAATCAACTAAAGCATGTTTTTCGTTTTCAATAGCATGAGTTCTTTGTTTGTAGGCGTTTAAATCAATTTGAAAAGCTTCTAATAATTTATGGGTTTTTAAATCTCTTTTTTCGTTTGCAATACTTGCTTTTTCACCCGCTTCTTTTAATTGTGTAATTTGTTCTTTATTTTCTAAATTAGTTTTTTGCAATTCTTCATAATTTTTTTGCATTTCTTCGTAGCCCTCTTTTTTTTCTTTAACTGCAAAAATAAATTTTAAAAGTTCTTTAAACCCTTTAAATAGAAGTTTTAAAAAATAAAAAGCAATAGCGAGTTTGGCAATAATAGCAAATACTGCGGGGTCGGCTAATTCTTTAATTTGGTTTATGAAGTCTTTAAAGTCCATTTTTTAAAGCTTGAAATTTTTGGTCAATATATTCTTTAATTCTTGTTTCTGATGCATTAATTTCATTTTTAACAAAAATCCCCATATTTTCTTTATTTTCATAATCTTTGAGTTTGATAATTTTCTTTCTATTCTCGATTGCTAAATAAATAAAAAAAGAAACAAACAACATTGAAAATTCTGGTGCTTGCTTCATTAAGTTAAATATGGTAATAAAATCAATCATCGTTTCTTATATTTTGATTTGCCAAATAATCTGACTGCAACATACATTGCGTAGCGTTTGAATTTGCTAACTCCTAAACATTCAAGCCCTTGTAAAAAAGCCATGTCGGCGTCGGCTCTAGTAATATGTGCGGGAGATTGTTTTGAGTATAAAAAATCATGAACAACAGCGATTTCAATCCCTTTGCCCGTTTCACTTTGAAATGGTTTAAATAACTTAGGAGTTGAAAAGCCATCAGTATTAAAGCCCGCTGGAACGATAATAGTATTTTCTTTACCTAGATATTCAAAAATATAAATAAAATCTTCTTGCAAAAGGAATCTTCCATCTACTATTTCGACTTTTAAATGTTTTTGAATTTTACATTCCATAATTATTCAAATTTAATTGCTTCAACTTCTTCAACACTTTTACAAGCATTGATTTGGATTTGTTTTATTTTCAAAAGTTTATTATTGTTGATTTCTCTATTTTGAATATGATCGGCTATAGAGAATGCAACAGGAAATATATTAACTACGCCAGCTTGTTCTTTGCCATCTTTAACGATAGTAGTTGAATATGGAACGATTTTTTGTTTTATGCAATTCTCATAAATACTTTTTTCGCTAGCATAATCCGTGCTAGTTTTTTTAGCAAGATTTATGCAACTAACATAATCTATATTGCATTTACTAAGAACGCTTTCAGGAGTTAAATTGCTATTTGGAATTGAATCAACATGCCAGTAAAACTTAACTTCAGCTCCAATTTTAGAGCCGTCTATAATTTCGGGGGCTGTATGAGATGTATATTTTTCAGTTTTTTTAGATAAAATAAACGCTTCAAGTTGAGCAAGTTTTTTGTCTTTCGTTTTTTGAAGCAAAAAATTATTTGCTTCGTCCGTGTCGGTGATATTCATCCAAGTTGCATAACCTGCACCAATTTGCGACATACTTTGAAATTGGGCAATTTGTTTTGTTATTGGATCTTGTAAAAAAATCATAAAATTTTTAAATTAAATTAATAAATTGTTTCAAATCCATCGGTATACAAGCCGACACTTGATAAATTTGTTGAACCTTCTGAGGCAAACCAAATTTGTTTACTTGTATTCGATAAAATGGGAGCAGGTTTAGAGTAAACTGTATTTGTAAATGATGCTATTTTTACAACAGCAACCGCAAATGAAGTTATTGTTGTTTTATTAAAATCTTGAGCTGTGGCAGAAGAGTAAGTCCCTGTTGATATTGATGATATATCAGCAACCAATGAAGAATAAGCTTGCGTTTGTATCCCTGCTGGAATTGATATTGCTTGCAAACTAGAAACAACTGTATTTGTTCTAAAAAATTCTGTAATTGCTGTATTATATTTGCAAATATAATTTCCATCCAATTTATATTTATATTTTGCATTTATAATATTTCCACTTCCGTCTGTGATTACTGAAACGATTGGGTTTTTTGAGAATGTGGTATAGCCACTTGGTAAAACACTTGTTGGGTCGGGCGTTGTCCCAGCAACCCCTAAAATTGCCCCTATATCAATAGTTCCGTCTGGTTTTTGAATTGCAAACCAGTGATATGTTGAGTTTATAGCTTTTGTGCCACTTAATAAACCACCTTGATTTGTTCCTGCGACCCAAGTTGCATCTAGTCTTTTTGTCAATCCCGTTGCAAGCAATCCTTGACCAGCTCCGTTATTTAAAATAAAATTTCCCGCACTAAAATCGATGTCGTTATTTGCGTCGGTCGCATTATTTGCAATAGTGATTGGGTTGTTGAGATAAGCAACGCCTTGGTTGGTGGTGCTGGCTTTAGCACTAGGTAAATTTGCGAGAAAGGTTAGGTTTGCATTTAATTGTTGTGCATCAAGAGTAGTGCGGGCTTGTGAAGCTGTTGTATCATCAAGTAATGTTTTCGCAAATGTCGACACGGGAGCTAATCCAACATCAGCTAAATCTTTTGTGGTTAAATTATCACCAGCATTATTAACTGTAATTACTTGATTGGCTTGACTTGCGCCAATAGGAAATTCAATATTATCTAATAAAGATGATTTAGGTAATTTAAAAACTCGATTTAAACTTTCTTTTTGCTCTAATAACATTAAAGTTAATTTGTCTAGAGAACCTTCTAATGCCGTCCCTGGCAAAGCATCACTACCCGAGGTTGTAATATCGTTATTTTGTGTAAAATTTACTTTTCTTAAAAGTGAGATTTTAAAGTTGTTTGCGGGAGCGGTATTAAAAACAACATTACCTTGATTTATTACGCCGTTTACATAATCAGTTGTGTTATAAGTTATTGTATAATCGGTAGTTTCAATTTTGGTCGTTTCCGCACCAGTTGTATCGGCAACAATAACCTCTAAAGAGAATTTAGGAGTTGCATTTGATTCATAAAAAATAGGGAAGTCAAAAGCATAAGAAGCATTTACCCCGTTTGCTGTATAATCTCTCCTTAAAATATTTGATGTTATTGTCATTTTTTTTAAATTTTTTTTGTTAAAAATACATATATTTTATTGATTTGCAATAGCTTTTTCAAAATTATCCATTGCCCCAGTTAAAAGAAAATGGTTATTAAACCAAATCATTCTTCTTATTGCTTTTGCATCAGCTTCGCTTATTTCACCTGATTTTAAAGCTCCAATTGATATTGCCGCATCTCCAAGAAGTCCAACACTAGGACCAAGTAAAGAAGCTCCAATATTTCTTGATTGATACCTTGATAATTCCCCAGTTCCAAGAAGGCTTGAAGCTCCTAAACCAACTTTGTCGGCAATATGTGAGTAATCGGATAATATACCAAAATATCCGCTTCTATCCAAACCTTCCGCCAACCATATTGAAGGGTCTTTTGAAACTTCTTTTCCAGCTAATTTTGCTTTAAAATAATAAGCCATCATTCCTAAACCAACCGCAGAAATTAAGCCATTTAAAACCGCCATGTCTTTTTGTTGTAAACTTGAAACTAGAACTTGTTGTGTTGCACCAAAAACAAATGATTTAAATTGACCAACAACTTTGCCTGCTTCGGTTTGCATCCATAAAGGCAAATCACCAGCACCGACAGTGACTATTGTGCTATCAATATCAGTATTTAAAGCATTTCTATATATTCTTACGGCTTCGGGATTATTCCATTTTTCAGTATTAGCGATTAATAGCCTACCTTCTTTATAGGCGTGTTGCTTTAATTCATCAGCAATAATTTTATAATTATCTCTACCAATCCCTAAATAACCCAAATAAGCTGTTTCTTTTTCAGTAATTTTGCCATAATTGTTAATAGCATTAATCATTTTTTGTTGAGACATTACGGAAGCCCAACCTTTTTGTCCATCGTTCCAAACTGGCATTAAATTTGTTTTTGACATTGCTTTTGAAATATTTTCTAAATATTTTTCAAAGCTAGAAAGATTACTTGCAAACGGATCATTCAATCCCGAGAAACTAGCTATTCTTTCAGGAGAAACAACATCAGTAATGTTCCCAGCCAATTTAGCTTCTTTAACATTTAATTTAATACCCTCTAAATTCGTGATTAGATTTGGTAATGTTTTTGCCCAAGTTCTTAAACCAAATTTTCTTATGGGGTTTGAAATATCAGTAAAAGACGCTATAGCAACTTGTCCCATTCTAGTAACATAATTATATTGCCTTGCTATTCTTCCCCCTCTAACAATCATTGAGTCGGGATTATCAGGGCGGGCATACATTCCACGCATTATTTTTGCAACAGAATCAATATCATTAATTACGCTCTTTTTTTCTTTATCAATTTGTTTTAATATTTTAGGGTCAGTTGTTTTTGCTATAACTTCCGCATATTCATCTTGAATTTTTTGGATTGCATCATTTAAAGTTAAATCGCCATCAAAAGCCCTAGAAATTTCAATATCAGTCGCCAAAGTATTTTGATAATAATTTAGAACTTTTCTTGCGTCATTTTCTAACCACGGCTCTAATTCGTTATCTTGAATAAAGTTTAATGTTCTTTCCTTTAATGGTCCTCTTTTAGCAACCTTAATTCCTAAGTCATCAATCAAACCTAATCTATCATCGCCTTTTAATTGGTTGATTATGTCGCTTGTAATTTCGTTTACATAAGAATCTTCATCGCCTATTTCTTCAAATTTAGATCTAAAACTAATTTGATTTTCGGTATATTTATTTTTTAACTTATTTACTTTTTTTTCTAAAAGGTCAATTTCTGATTTAGCCAAAACTTTATCCATTTTGCTTAAAGTTTTTTTATCAACATTTTCCCCACTTAAATATTTAAACTTTTTCTTAATTTTTCCCTTTTCTAATAAAACTGCATCATTAATTTTATCAATATCGATTCCCATTTCGTTTAATTCTTCTATTAATTTTTCAGCATTATTTTTTATTTCTATTTTATCGATATCTTCTAATGAATATATTTTTTCGCCCCCAACTTCCCTTCTTATCAAATCTAATAAATCATTAATGCTAGGTTGTCCACCGCTTCCATCTTGCGGAAAATCGCTAAAATATCCCTGTTCGTGTGCAACAAATCTTGCGTCATCAAGGTCAATATACTCTTTTTTACCTGATTTTCCAAATAAATTACCAAACTCTTTACCTTTTCTAATTAATCCTGGTAAAGTTTTGTTAGTAATTCCCATTGCTTTTAAATTACCACCAAAATCAACAACACCGCCCCTATCTCTTAGAAAAATTAACAAAGATTTTGGTTTAATAGATTTTACAGTTTTAATGGCGGTTTTATATTTTTCTAAAATATCCGCCAATTCTTCATTTGTATAAATTAAATTATCATTTTTTACATATTTATTATAAACTTTTTCAATCTTATCCGCTGGAAAATCTAAATTATCTGGCAAATCTTCCGCCATTTTTTCTAAAAAATCATCAAAACTTTTTTCTCCACCTTTTGCCCAAGATATATTTCTTTGGAAAATAAATTTATTTTCAGTTGAAATATCGGCTTCATTAAAAACAGCGTCAACTTGTGCTTCTTCGAATTTTTCGTTTACAACTTTATCAAGATTAGCTTGTAATTCGGCTTTACGGGTTTGTAAATCAAGAATTTGTGAATTTAAATTTAATTCTTTTTGTGCTTCGGCTTTTTTAATTTGTGGCAATAAAACAGTTTTAATTTTATTATTTAAAAATGTTCTAAGGTCATTTTCTCTAGCAATTACCTTTAATCTATTAAATAATCTAGGAAAATAAGAATCTGCCGTTTTAGGTTTAGTAGTTAAAACTTTTTCGTTTAATAGACCAACATTTACCGCTTCTTTACCAAGATGGTTCAAAACATCAGTGCGAGCAAGTTTTGCTAACTGATTTGCTTCTTGAATATTACTTACATTACCGTTTCTCATTGCTCTTGATACTTCTTCAAAAAACTGTATATCATTTTTAATATTATTTTCAGTTTCGTTTAAAGGGCCTTCTTTTTTTATTCTTTTCTTAAAATTATAATAGGCTTGGTTTTCAACTGGTTTATAATTGTTAAAATAAGGAGCTTGTAGAGTTTTTTTAGCTATTTCGGCACTTTGAGCAGAGGCAATTCCTATTTTATTTTTTTGCCACATTAAACCCGTTTTCATTAACTTTTCCGCAGTTTCTCTAGGTGATACTGCAAATTGTGTTTGTGTTAATCTTTGAATTGGATTTAAATTATCAATTAAGTTTATCTTTTTTAGTAATTTTTGCCCCTTAACTACATTACCAATATTTACTGCTCCCGCAATATCTTGTGTTATTGTTGAGGCTAGGCTTTGTTGTTGTTTTTTAAAGACGGCAAAAGCAGGAACTTCTTTACCTTCGGCTTTTAATTGTGGCGTTAAAACATCATCATAATATTTTCTTATTGCTTGAAATTCAGCGACATTAGCGGCACTTGCGGAATCTGGTTTTATTTCCATTTTTTGCGTGTCAGGATTTATAAAAACATCGGCAGTTTCATTGTCTAAATCTTTTTTAAATTTATCAGCTAAATTATTAAATTGTCTTTTTGATAACATCGCACTTACGCCACCTAAAGCACCAGCTAATATTGTTCCAGCACCAATATTTATAGCACTTTCTTCTAATGTTCTAGTTTCTTGTGTAGTTTGTAAAATTCCCTCGCTTGCAGTCATACCAACCGCACCAGCGCCAGCGGTTAAGCCAATACCTTTTAAATATTTACCAGCTTTGTAAGCCTTGTAAGCTCCGCCTCCAATAGGTATAAAATTAATAGGGTCTAAAATGCCAGCCGCCATTCCCATAGCAAAACCAGTTAGCCCACTATTTGCCATTACTTCACTATTTTTAAATTCTCTATCTAATTGTTTTTTATAAAGGTCAGCATCTTTTCTATTTTTAAATTCTAAAAATTTTTCGCTATACGGAGCATAAACCGAATTATCAACTTCATCAAAAACATAATCTATTGGATCGAAGTTAGGATCTTCTTGGTTAATAAAATTATATTGGCTATCTAATATAGTAGAAGCAACGGTATTTTCTCGCTCAAAAGCAGATTGCGTAATTTGTCCAAAAGTATAGTCTTCTTGTGGTTTTGGCACATATTGAGCAAGATAAGGACTTGCAGTATCTGGTTGGTCAGGCATTCCAAACATTCCACCAGCTAACACGCTTTCAGCCTTACCAGTTATCAACATTTGATTTTCAACTGGATTAGGAGCTTCTTTATTTATTAATGTTGCGTTAATTGGCATTGTCTAAATTTTTAAGTTGCTTTATTCTTTTATCAATACTATCTATTTTGTCTGGGTCTTGCAAACCTTTAGCAAAATAATCATCGCTTAATTTTAAATTTTTTAATGCTTTATCTGATGCATAATATTTTTTTTGGGCGTATGCTTGACGGTCATGCTCTTTGAAAGTATCTATTAGCGTTATATAAGCTTTTGGGTTATTTTTTTTAATTTTTTCCAACTCTTTTTTATAAGCTTTAACCGACAAACTTTCTTCTCCACCAAATTCGTAAAGGTCATTAAGTGCTTTTACACCTAATTTTTGAATTTGCGGATTTTCATTTAAAAATTTAGCAGCTTCTTGATAGCCAATTTTTTTATTTTTTTGCTCTACCTCTTTTGGATTAATAATTTTATTTTTTATATTTTCATAAGTCCCACTAAAAGAAGCTCCGACTTTGTTAATTTCTTCTAATAATTGTTTGTTATAATTTTGAAAGTTTTGTTTAGTATTTTCATATTCTTGTTGCCAATATTTTATTTGTTCATTTTTATTTTCCGCAATTTTACTATCTTTGGCATTTGGATTTTCTTGAAAATTTTCAACAAATTTTACCATTTTTTCAACTTCGACTTGTTTGCTTGTTAATGTTTTTAAAGCATCTTGACTTTCTTGTAAATTTTTAAAGATATTTATATATTTATTTTTGTCAAAAGCTTTATCTTGCGGTAATGGTGTATCAACAGAATTAAAAAATTCATTAATATTTCCGCCCATACTTTCAGCACTAGATTTAATATTTAAAATTGCCCCAATGTTGTTATCCAAAACATTGCCAAGTCGCGTATCTTCAAAAGCTTTATCTTGCGGTAATGGTGCCATTTTTCCAAATAATTGCTCTTTATAAATATTCATTTTATCTAAATATTTATATACCTTTTTTTCTAATTCCGATATTGGTTTATTTTCATCTATATTTTTAATTTCTTGCATTATTGGCAATGTATTTTTCATTGCTTCTTTTTGTATATTTGCTTCTGAAATTGGTAAATTGTAGGATTTTTTAGAATCTACATTATTAGTTTTTCTTTTACCTTCTAATATATTTAAAGCTTGCTCTTTAGTAAAAGGTGTTTTTGTTTCTTTTTCAAATTGTTTTTTTTGCTCTTTATAAAAATCCGCTTCCTCAATGTTTGGTGTAAACATAATAGGTCTATTATTAGAGCCAAGCATTATTTCTTCTTGTCCACTTTCGCCAACCTTGTGGGCAACAAAATAAGAAGGTTTTCCACCAGCTATAAAATTTGGATGAGGAACTAAAGAAAAATCTTTATCTATATCATCAACTTTATTTATAGCTTTATTTTCAATAATTTTATAAGCAAATTGTTCTTTAATCCAAGAAGTATCTCCGCCATTATATTTATTATAAAAAGTTTCTGGAGCATACCTCATAATCTTTTTTTTGCCAATTTCCGTAATTGCAAATTCATTTTTTATAACATTTTTTGCAAATTCTACGCTTCCTTCTAGTGTAGCATTTTTGTTATTAGTAAATTGGTCTTTAACAATTTGCTCAAAAGTTATTTTTAAACCATCTTCAATTGCTGGATTAGACGAAAAAAAGGATTTATAATTTTCATCAATAAAATCATCAAAATTTTGTTGTATATTTTTTTTAGAGTTTTTTTCGTTAATAACTTGCATTTTAGCAATTCTATCCATTGACTGATATTTGCTAATTTCTTTTTCCGAATATTCAATTATTTGTTGTGCTGGCAATCCACTTGCACTTCTTTTTTTTATTTCCATTGCAAAATTAATATCATCAGAACTAAATTGATTTTGTAATCTTGGATTTGCTTCAATTAAATTAGCAATGTTTGATGCTGTTTCTAATTTTTGTTGAGGATTTCCAACATTTAATTGCGTGCTCCAAATTCCTTTTACTTCGCTTGGAACATAACCAGTTTTTTGAATAAAACTCATTGTTGAAACAATTGGGTCAATTCCCTGTTTTCTATTATTGTTAATAATATTTTGATAGGCTAACTCACCTATTTTTTTATCATCAGAATTTGTTGGATCAATAAAGGCTTGTCCATTAGCAACTAAATTAGCTTGTCTAGTTTTTTCATATTGGATTTGTAAATCTTGTATAATAGATTTTTGTTTATCCCTTTCTCGGTTTATGTCGTTTTGGTCAATTAAACCTGATTTTAAACCAGTTTGTAAAATTGTGTTTAATTCGTTTGATAATTTTGTCGGATTGCCACCTTTTCCAAGTCTTTCATTTACAGAATAAATTCCTTCATAGATTTTATTTGTTCCATATTCTTTTTTCTTACTAGAAAGTGTTCTATCAACATCAAAATTAAAGTCTACAGCCTCAACATCAGCTTGTCTTTTAATTAAACTTGACAATCTTTGATTATCTTTATATTGACTAGTATAATTGTTAATAAAAGAATCTCTTTCCGATTGAAAAGTTTTTTTTGTTTTATCAAAAAGCATTGGGTCATTTGCTGGCAATTCGCTTAATGCTATTCTTTTTTCATTCTCAAATGTGGCAAGTTTTGTTTTAAAATCAACTACTTGAGCAGCGTTAAAAGCTTCATCTTCTTTAATAGATTGATATTGCATTTGTCCTGCAATATTTATTAAATTACCTGATAGTTGATTACCAAGATTTGCAAGCATTTGTGATGATTGAGTATCTGGCATGGCAATATCAGTTTTTGCCGATGGTGTCGCTATAATTCCGTATGAGTCAGGTATTTTTGGCATATTTTATTTTCCCCATTTAATGCTTGAAGCAGATTGAGCAGTATTTCCAAGACTTGAAATTATCGCCATAGGCAGTAATTTTTTTCTTTGTTTTCTTGCTTGTTGTGCTTGCTGTCTTAAAAGATTTGCTTCCATTTGAGCATTTCTTTTTATAATTGCAATGTTTTGTTCTTTATCGGCAATAGTTTTATCAAAAATGTTTAAAACAGAGCCTTCCATTTCCGCACCACTGGTAGCAACAGAAAGTTTTTGTTCGCCAAGTAAACCTTCAAATTGTTTTGCGGTTTGTATGGCTTGAAATTGTCCTTGCTCTTCAACTAATCGAGCTTGGTCTTCCAAAGCCATTGCTTGGCTTTTTAGGTCTTTTTTAGCCATATTAGCACCATAAATGCTACTAGTCATATTTAAAATTGCTCCAGCCGCTTGAATATAAGGTGCTGCCATTATATATTTACCTCGTAAGTTATGTTTTTAATATTCATTGCTTGTGGCTCTTCTTGTATAATCGAATATTTTCTATCATAACCCCAATCGCCAGCAACACTTATTAATTTTACTCCATCTTTAAAGGCTGGGGCTTCATTCATATTATCGTTTAAATCTCTTGAAATTATTGGCAATGTTTTTCCATCAATAACAATAGAACCTGCCCTAGATGTAAAAAACTTTATAGCTAATTCAGTAATTCGCAACTGTTTATTTTGTTGTGAACCAATGGTTTGTAATAATTTTTTACTTTCAATTGGATAAGAAGTAAAGGTGGATTTATATTTTAAACCAACATGAATTATTGAAGCAAAATTTTCAAGAGTTATTTTACCTTCAGCATTTACTGTTTTACTTTTAGGGTCAGTTGCTCCATCTCCATTAGCTTCTACGCTTGCCCCTATCAAATGAGTTAATCCGCTTACTTCTTGAATTGCGATTGCCCAATTATTAGCTGTTAAAGAATTTGAGCTAAAATCTCTAATTATTGTTATAGAAACCTGAGTTGATGAAGTATAGGCGGTAATTTTAGCTTTACCCGTGCCGTTTAAATTTCTTATTTCTTTACCAACACTTGACGCAGAAAATATGGCACTACCTGCGGTTGCTATACCGCTTCCAATAGTTAAAGTTGTGTTTTGCGTTCCATCGTAAGTTAAACAAGAATCAACATAAACATAATTTAAATTATCATAACTAAAATTAGGCTCTAAGATTTCAATAAATCTTTTTTCCACGCCGTTAATTGTTCTTTTGACTAAAATATAAATTTCATCATATTCTTTAGCTGATGGTATAACCGCTAAATCTTCGACAATTCCATTTGTTGTAAATCTGGTCCAACAATTAACTTCTTGATCGCCTTCAAACACAAATTTTGCAATTTGCCCGTCTTCACGCACAGCCCAAATTGTTGAAACTGGGTTTTGTTGATAATCGAATCTTTTTAAACCTGTTCCCGTAATATGATTGCTTCTAATTGAGGCATCTTGAGCTTTATATTTTGCTTCGGTGTTTGTATAATTTATTGCCCTAACTTTTTGTTTACCCCTTTGTAAATAAAAAGGTGTCGAATCGCAATAAACAGGGTCAACCCACTCGCTACCAAAAGCAATTTGTCGTTTTAAATCAATATCAGTATTTGACATACCAGCAGAATTATTTGAAGGCTTTGCTCTCCAGATACTATCGCTACAACCAATTAACAAAACTTCATCACTAAATAACCATAAAATAGAATCGTTAGTTGAACTGGCAATTGTTCGATTAAATCCATCATCGGCAGTTAAAGAGGTGTAATCTATATCAAAATTTTCATAATCGGCGGATTTGCTAAACCATATTTTTTGAGTTTCATTAATTGAGCCAGCTAAAACAAGTCTTTGTTCGTGGAATGTTATTGCCCTTGGATAACTGCGATGTAAGCCAAATTCTCCCTCGCTCCAAGTATATAAATTTTTATTAACCATCGTGCTTACAATGGCAGATTGCGAGGTATAGCCAACGGAAGTTGATGAAGTAAATGCAGTAATTTTTAAATAAGCATAAGCCGTGCCATCTCTAACTAGCCATAAACTACCAACATGATTTGCGGTAAATGGTGTGTGTCCACTTGCGGTCATTGTTCCAGTTGTTCCTATCGCGCCGTGGTGATTTATTGATACAGTTCTTGTTTGTAAAATATTTTCTTTTTGATATGGTCCATAAAGCAAATCAATTTGTGAAAAAGTCCAACTAGAATTATTAAATCGAATTAATTTATAAAATCCTTTTAATGGATGAACCATCCAAATAACATCATCTTTTTGAACATAACGAATAAAATCTAAATCACTTTCAGAAAAGCTATTTGCTACTTCATAAGCACTTCCGCCACTTAAAACTAATGCTTGCTGAGAATAAAATCTAAAATAACCCGCTCCTAGCTCAATAATTAAAACTTGGTCGACATTATATTTAAACCTGATAATTCTGGTTTTTTTTGTTGAATCTTTAACTTCATTAACAAATCTTGTGCCTTTTCTTCTAAATAACCAGCCTTGAGGGTGAACATCAAAATTTTCAACAATAGATCCGCCATTAAAAAAAGGTTCAAAATCGACTAAGCCGTCAATAGTAGGCGATAATTCACCCGCATTAAATCGTGTTTGTATTTCATTAACACTAGCCATTTTGTCTTATATCAATCCATTCGTTAGATGTTAAAGGTGTTTCGTTTCTTATTGCTTTAAATTGTGTCATAGCTTGATACAAAGCATTTTCATATTCGGATAATAATTGTTTTTCTCTACTATCCGAGCCAGTTAAATTATAGCATATTTTTGTAGCAAGCAATAAAACAAAAGCATTTTTAAAACCTGATGTATATTCACTAGGGTCTGTAATTCTAGCAATGTAGGTAATTTTTATATTATCGGTGTTAGTCAATATATATTTTCCTTCTATTGTGTAATCTGGTTCATTTTCAATAGAAATAAGTTTAATATATTCGGGATTAGTTGGTAATGCAAATTTATAGCTCCATTCGTAAAGCGGTGTTTCGGTAAGCTTATTTAAGGCTTGCCTACGCACCGCAAAACTCCATTCGGCTTCGTTTAAAATCTGATTTAATGCAAAATCATAAGCAAGTTTCAAGTCAGTAGCTTGTTGGCTTGGGTCAGTGTCAATATCTTGAACACGACCCTTACCTAACTTTAACAATGCAAGATTACATAATTCAGTTTTTGAAGTCATTACAATACAGAATATTCAATTAAAATTCTAATATCGCCAGCAGCCGAACCAGCAGTGTTAAAAGTTATTGCTGGTTGAAATAACTTTTTAGGGTCAGCAGTTAAGCCAGCAATTTCCCAGATTTGTTTATGCTTGTTTTCAATTGCGGGTTTTGTAAAAGCATCAAGTCCTTTTGTTGCAGTTCCTAAGCCTTGTCCGTCCAATAAACAATCTTTAACTATCACTGCCGCACCAGCTGAAACGGTTTCATAGAAACCTAAATCAACATCGGATGCACCAGTAATAGCGTCAAAATCTAATTGAATGCGGTGAATAACTGCATTGCTTGGAAGGGGTGCGCCTAGATAAAATACTGAAGCATCGCCGTCAGTTGTTGCCTTTGCAATTGTATCGACAATAATTCTACTTCTAGCTCCATTGAGTTGGAAGTTATTTTTGTCAAGTGAGCCTGTTTTATTAGCCATAAATATTATAAATTAAAATTAAAGTTAAGCGGTTGGTAAATCAGTTGTTAAGCAGTCAATAGCTACAACTAATTTTTCTTCCATACGAGTTGATCCATAAGAAGCTTTTGCAGATAATTGAATGTTTTGTTTAGGAACATTTTTTTCAGCAACAGTTGTGATATCTTTATGTTTTGCAAAAAGACCAGCTTTTTTAACATAAAGAAAAGCTCTTTTAGTATTTTCAGCAGCTCCAGCAGGAAGATAAGAAGAGTTAAATCTTAAAAATTTAATACCATAAAACTCTTCAGCTTTAGCATATTTCATTTCAGCATTTGCACTAAGTTTATAATCTTTGTTAATAAATTCAGTTTGTCCTAACAAATATCTATAAGAAGCAGTTGATAACACGCAATAAACTTCTTCAGTTGCTAAATCAACATCATTATCTTCAAAGATTTTAATTGCATCTTTAAGTTTTTTAGTTGTTAAATCTTTAGAGCCGTGAGGAATTAATTGATTAGAGGTATCAAAAGGGACATCAGCTAAAGTTCCGTTTTTGTCAACAGATTTAGCAGAGCCAAGTAATCCATTAATGATAATTTGGTCTTTTTTTCTGTTAGCAGCTTTAACAAAATTTGCTAACATAGAAGATTGAGGGTTTACCATTTGTCTTTGCAAATCTTGCTCGTCAATGTAATCCATACCTTCATAATCAACACAAGTAATAGAGCGTCTAGAAAATTCAGTAGGTGTGTATTGAACGTCAGAGTGTCTACCTTGTCTAGCTAACAATTCAACACTGCCAATTCTGTCAAAATATTCAAAATTGGTATTCATTGTGGTATTATTAAGGGTACTTTCAAGTAATGAAGTAGTTTTTTGGGTAAGCTCGCGTAAATTAGTATTAAACGCAATTGTTGCTGCCAAAAGATCGGCTGTTTGAGTCATAAAATAAATATTTGAATTAAAAAATAATAAAAATCGGGGATTACTCCCTCCTAATTGCTACCCTTAATTTCAAAGACTTAAATTAAGCTCCCTTTTACTTTACATCGGACAATGTTTAGCTATAAAATAGAATATTAAATTTTAATGTCAACAATTATTATAAATATGGTTTTTTTAACATTTCAAAAACTTGATTAACCGCTTTTAAATCTCCTTTATGATAAGGGTGCGTTTTGTCATTTAAAATGTCATTAAACATTTCTTCGGGCGATTTTGTAATTTGTTTTAAATTATTTCCAATTGAACCCTCGCTAACTTTAGAAGCCACTTTATCCATTATTTTGGATATTAAAACTTTTTGGTCTAATGGTAAATTGTGAATACTTTCCATGTCTTCGGGCGAAACATAATTCATTAAAGTTTTTTCAGCAATATCCGCTCTTTTTTCGTAATCAAAGCCCCATTCTTTTTTAATATTTTCTAATGATTGCTTGTTAGCTTCGTAGGCTTGTCTTTCTAATTCAATTTCTTGTGTCCTGTCGGCTTCAAAAATACTATTAAGAAATTGTTGTGCTACTTCGGGCTTAATTCCAAGTTCTAAGGCTTTTGTTTTAGCTGTATTAACAATATTATCTTCAATAGAATAGCCTTCAGGCAAATTAATTTGGTAATCTTCGGGCTTAAATGTTGATGGTTGTGCCATTTGTGCTTTTAATTCTGCTTCAACAACATCACGAGCTTTGCCAAAATGTTTATTTTTGTGATAATAATCTTTAGCAATTGCCGATAAATCTTTAGGAAAGTTTTTAGAAAGCCTTTCAAAATCAGCATCTTTTCTAATATCCTCAGGAAAAAATGAATTTAAATCAAAACTTGGCGTAACTGGTGCCGTATTTTGAGTAATATTAGTTTCATTAACTGGGCTTGATTGTGTTGGTGCAGTAGGTGCGACTTGATTTTCAATTGTCATAATTTTTTTTATTTGTTGATAGTGTTTAAATCTAAGTAATCGTCAATATATTGAAATGCAAGTCTCATTCCCACTTGTAAATGTGAGGCTAAAACATCATCGCAAGTATATTCTCTAGAAATTAATTCAGGATTAATAACTAAAGCCGTTCTTAGATCTTTGTAAACTATCAAACCCTCTGCCGAGCCAAATACTGTGTTAAATATTCGCTTTCTTTCTATAAGTTTTTCCTGTAATTGCTTTTCTGCGTCAATCATTAAACCCCCGCTTGTTTCATTGTTGCCAGTGTTTGTGCTTCGGTGTTAGCGTCAATCATTTCTTGTTGTTGTGCCATTTGTTGCTGTCTTGCTTGTCGCTCTTCATCAACTTTAGAAGCATTTTTAATTAATTTCGGGTCAATTTGTAAAATATCCGCTTTATATCGAGCTATTCCGTCAAAATCTACCGTGTCTAATATTGCTGGATTTGCTTGAGCCAAATTCATAACTGACATTAAAAAAACATCAACCGAGTTATTTTTGCCTAATTGATTTGCTTGATTAACTGGGTTAATAAATTCAATTTTCATTTTAGGAAAAATCTTTTTACCTGTAGTTGCGTCAGTTGTTCCTTTCATTTTATTAGGCATCTCAGGAAAGGGAGCATCAGGCAAAAGCGTAAAATTACCATCTTGAGCGTAAGATAATTTAAATAAAATATCATAAACTCTATCCAAAATTGATTCAAGATATTGTTGCAATGAAGAAGCTAAACTTCCCATAATTCTATAGCTTTCTGCTCTTAATTCTAATATTTGTGTTGCGGTAGCTCTTGGGTCGTCTAATACCGATAATTTATCTAAAAAGAATATTTTTCTAATTGATTCTTGTTTTTGTGTTATTAATTCAACTGCTGGATTAATTCCTTTGCTGTCATTAATCGGTTCAACTGCCCGACCATTGCCAACAGGTGATTTAACCATGTTTAAAGCTCTTGGTTGCAAGTTCAATTGTTTTTCAAATTGAGCATTTACAATTAAAGGTGGGTTTAATATTTTTTGGATTGATTCAAAATAATCATACCACATGCGATTTAAACTTCTTGCATCGGGTAATGCATACACTGCTTGCCCCGTTCCGTAAACTTCACCAGTCCCTTTGGCACTTCTTCCGACAGCTACAGGAAAACTATTAAAACCAGTTTCGCTAATAATCTTGCCATGTGTTGGATCTAACCAAATACCTTGAAACGGCATGTTAACAGTGTCAATTTTTGTTGCGTCCCTTTCATTTCTTGGCATTATGTAAAGTCTAACATCAAAATTTGTGTTAGGTTTTTCAATTGAAGCTTTTTTAATTACTACATCGATATCGCCACCATCAGCAAATTTTTTGACAATATCTTTAGCCGTCATTTTCATTAACAAAATGCAAGTATCAACTTTGCCCTCGTCATTTTCGGTAATTAAGATATTTTTAATGTGAATTGCTTTAAAATTGATTAATGAAGATTTGCCTTCTTCAATCTTTAATGCAATAGTTCCAAATGTTGCAAAGTCTTTTAAATTTTCATGATGGGCATCTTCAAAATTGCCTTTAGTGTCATAGAGAACATTCCACATTTTATCAGCAACCGCTTTGAGATATTCTAAAATTTCATCATCGGTTTTTAATTCCTCATCTTCAATTTTAATTGTAAACCATGGCGTTGCTTTATTCGTCATTGTGCCGTTAAGAATTGACGCAAAATTTTCTAATGCAATTACCATTGTTGAATCATTAGCAACAAACAAATCCTTTTTATCGCCTGCGGTTTTTTCGCTTGTAATATCGGTTTTAAGTGGTCGAAAATACTTTGCTGTATCTTGCCAATTTGTCTCAAAGTTTTTGCGATTAGTTAATAAATCATTGTAAAGATTATTAAGCTCTTCGATTCTTTTATCTGCCATGTTAAATACCTAAAAGTTTTTTTCGTTCCATTACGCCTTGCATAGATGAACCCGCAAAAGTAGTGCGTTTTTTTAAAGCTTCTTCTTGTGCCTTTAAATCAGCTTCAGAAAGCAATTTAAGTCTTGTTTGTTCTGCGACTTGTGCGTTTAATGCGTCGGTTTGTTGTGCTTGAACATCCGCTTGAACGAGTGCGTTTTTCATGCCAGTTTCTTGACTGTTGATGTCAGACAATCCTTTTGCTCCACCAATTGCACCTACTGGACCACCTAAGGAACCACCCGCAACAGTTGCCACAGCTTTTCCAACAGTTTTAGAGCCTGTTAAATCAGCGGCAACCTTACCGATTCCGCCAGCAAATCTTTTCCATTTTTTACCAAATCCCATAAAATATATAATTATTATTAAATTTAAATTCCTAAAAGCCTTTTTCGCCCCTGCTCATTTCCTAAAAGTTTTTTTCGTTCAAGCTCCATTTGTATATCACGACCAGCAAAAGAAGTTTGAGAGTTTTCTTGTTGTTTGACAGCAGAAGCCGTCGCCTCATTAATTAATTTTTTTCTTTTTTCGTTGAATTGTGTTGCAAATTTTTCAGGATTTATTTTTAAAAATCCCAAAGGGTTTTTAATTGGATCATAGCCAATTAATTCATTGCGTCTTGCGGGATCGTTAAACAGTGAATTTATTTGTTGCTTATTTTCTTCAAGTCTTTTCCATTTTTCACCAAATCCCATAAAATATATAATTATTGTTAATAAGTTATTGGGCTACTTATTGCAGTGTCCCATCGTTGCCTTGATTGCCCTATATTCTCACGATAAGATACCGCTAAATATCTAAAAGCATCTGCCCCATGAGAAGCCCAATCGTGCTTTGGTTGTAATTTAAAAGTATTATTCTTATTGTCAAACTCTTTTTTGTAATTCTTGAGCGTCAATAATCCCCTTCTTGTTGTTGCTTCATTAAAGAAACATTTAGGAAGAATGGAGCGAACCGCATTAATACCATCATCAATAGAAAGTTTTGGAGCAATCATAAATCTTAAGCCAAGTTCATAAGCCGTTTCTAGTCTTGATTTGCCGTTAGTAAATTCCCTTATTTGTATGTCGTGCGGTGCGTAGTGCTGTTCGTAAATATAAGTTTTGTCTTTTACTTCTTTAATGTAAGAATCTAAGCCCCTGTTATTATCCTCAATGTAATCAATAATTCTTATCTCATTGCCGACAAATTGAGCAAACCAGATTGTCGTAGCATCACCAACCCCCAAATCCCAGAAAGTAAAGACGGGTAAGGCTGGATTATGTGGATAATCGCCAATCCTTCCTTGCTTGTCTAAGTCATCAATGATTTTAGAGTAATAAGCCCCCTCGATCGGATTGTTAAAGCTACAAAGAAATTCTTGATTAAAGAAATCAAGTGTCTTGCCCTCGCTTAATATTTCCGCTTTGACTTGCTCTAATTGCTCGCTTGTAAATACTCCCGTTTCTTCCGCTGTCTTAATTTCCGAGTGCCAAACATCGGGCATTTTCTGAGCCATCTTATAAAGTTCGTAAGCGTGATTTTGCCCCTTCGGCGTGAAATTAAACATTGCCCAGCCGTTATTTTCAAGCAACATCGGTTGAATAGTCCCCCACGCTCTCGGGTCTTGCTCTGCGTATTCCGAAAACACAGCCCCTTTAATTCCTGCACCCCGTAAGCTGTCGGGATTATCCGAACCTACAATTTGATAGATAGAGCCGTTTTTAAGTGTTATCTTTAATTCTTTCTCGTTTTTCTTAGCAATTAATTCTTGCGGGATATAATCAATATACTTCCTGCCCTCGCTATTTGTTTCTTGCCAAACTGATTTTGCCCCCTGAGCATAGCTCGGGAATATGTGCCAGTAAGTGCCGACGGCTTCAAACATAGCACTATATAAAATGCGATTCAAAGCTAGTAAATCTTTGCCAGCTCTTCGATGCCAAACATATATTGCCCTCTTTTTTTTATCATCAATCATCGCAGACCAAAGCCCCATTTGGTAGGGTCGGGGCGTGTAATTGTGCGGGATTATTATTTCTTGTTTATTTGTCATCAGTTTTATTAAAAGAAGCGGGAATAACTATAATTTGTTGATTGTTGTTAGTTTCGTTTGCTTTATAATTTAAATTGAACTCTTTTGGATTTTTTACTTTAGCAATATATGTTGCAAATTGTGATAGCTCGCATTTTTTTCGCACACTTGCATTAGTATCATCAGCATCAATAGATTCAAGATATTGTTTAGCTTCATCGATTATTTTGTAAGAAGCTATTTGTAAAGCGACTTCTTTTTTTTCGCGTATCTCATCTTGATTGAGAAAGAAACAAAGATTTGCTACATTAATATTAAATTCTTTTGCTAGAGTTGCATAAGAGACATTTTTACTAATTTGATTTAGAACATATTCTAGATTATTAGATAATAATTCAAATGAATCAGATTTAGATAATTCCTTTTTTTTTATTTCTTTTAAATCATGCATTTTTTTACAAATTAGTTAACGCGCGCGTGTGATATTTAGAGTAAGATAAAACTTTTAATCATAATCAATTAACATCAATATCAAATTAAATCTCAACTTATCATTAATCATTCTTTTTAAATCAATAATAAATCTTATCTCTTACAATAATTTTTAAATTAATTATGTAAATTTATTTTGTCAATGATTTTCTTTTAAAAGATTATGTAAACTTAATTTATAGCTAATGCTAACAAATGCTAATTTTGCTAAAAATACTTTTTTTAAAAAAGATTCTTAACAATCTTCAAAAAACACTATACACAATTAAGAAATAGCTTTTTATTTTATAAAAGAGTTTAAAGCTTGTCTTTAACTCTTTTTTTCCTTATTTTATTTTTGTTTTTGTTTTTTTGTATCTTATCACATGATTTCACTTTGTCAACTTATTATATTATATATCTTTTAATAACTCTTATTAATCTATTTTGATACAACCCCCATTTTTCTCTTGACATCATTTTATCTAAATTAACTCTTATTAACTTCTAATAATCCACTAATTATAATCACATTCTAAATCATTTTATTAACAAACTTTTTTTAATCTTTTTTTTATCATTATCTTTTAATATTCCCGCAAGCCCTTGTCTCTCTAGTCTTATCCCATTTTGAACAATCTTTAAAATAATTTAAAATAGTGCTTGACATTAATAATTT